CAAGACTCATTGCAGTTTTACCTTGAGTCTGATCAAATGCTTGCTGGAGATCATCATCAGAAAGACTTGTATAATCAATACCTTTATAATCAGGCTCTTGGTCACGCTTACCGTCACGCTCTTCTCTAACAATGCTTGCAGTTTCTTTTGTTTCTTGCTTTGGTGCAGAACCCTCAGAGTAATACCCTACAGGTACAATACCCATTGGCTGACCATTAAAGTAAGGAATAGTAATAGACATACCAGCATCATTAACGTACTTACGATACTCTACGCCACCTGTACTAGCTGTTCCTGAAGGGCTAGGCATTCCTACACTTGCAAGATTTGGTGTTTTGATATATGAAGGATAGCTGAGTTGCATACCACCTTCTTGATAGCCAGCCAAAGCACCACGGGATGCTTCCATTACTTCACCTTCTGTATCATCCTCTGATACAAGTTCTTCATCTGAGAACGGAAGGTCATCCATTTCCTCTTCAAGAGGCGAACCACCAATGCGACCATCTTCATCCATAGCCTGTAACGACTTCTTAGCTTTGCTACGGAGGTCTTCAAAAAACTTAACACCATAATAGCGTAGAACGTCTGCGGGTACAACGTATTCCCCTTCTGAAAGTTTGGCATCAACATCATCCCGTACTTCCTCAGGCAACGCACCGGGTGGTATATCATTGCCAGACACAGGGTCTATCTCCATGCGAGACTCACTAAGTGCAGCCTTCATTTGATCTTCTTCACTAGATGCCATTGACTTTATCCCTCAAGTATTTCATTTTACGAAGCATACCAATAGCGCCTTGCGCTCTGTATAACTCAGCTTGATTTTCAGTTTGCTCAAGCTTCTTGTGTTGATCTGTAATCCAGACATCAACTTCTTCACAAAAAGCATCCCATTCGGGTTTATTATTGACGAAACTTTTAAGCGACATTACCAGCAAATCCTTGCTCACCCGGAACAGGCGCAGTACCTGTACCAATAGTACCACCACCTGCACCAGTCATGTCTTGTGGTGCTAGGCCAGCAGGAACGGGCTGACCATCTGGTCCAACCTGTTCACCACCCGGCATAGGCGCAGCAGGTTGCTGGAACCCTTTGAGAATCTCTGCTTGGATGGCTGCATCTTGCATAGAGTTTGTAACCTTATTAGGATCAAGGTCCATGCTCTTTGCAATTTCACGGATAATATAATCCATCTTTGCGAAAGGTGCAAGTGCTGGATTCTGTACAACACCAAGAAACTGCATCAAGCGTTGGCTACGTACTTCATTAGCCATCAGGCTTTCCGTACCATTCGCAATAACTTCAAGATCACCCTTGATGCTCTGGTCAAAGTCAAACTGCATATTGAATGCAAAGAAAGCACGACCCATAGGAGCAAGAAGGTAATCATCGACGTTTTTAACAACACTGCGAATAGATCCATTGGCTGCACTCATCAACATAGAAATGCCAGATGCTGTGCGACCAACACCACTAACACCTGTCTGACCATGTGCAAAGCTTGGGAAGCCAGTGCTTTCATCCGCTAATACACGTGCCTTATCAAACAGTTGCATATTTTCTGCAGCTACGTTGGGGAACTTGGTGCCAAAGATAGCCTGACCGGGTGCGCCGCCCTGACGACGGAATACCTTACCGGGATACACAGATAAGTCCTGTCCCGGCACAAGGTTTGTTTCATCAATCTCAATCAGCAAGTTACCGCTAAGCACAGCATTGTCTACTGCCATACGCATAAAGCCATTCATAAGCGTCTGCGTATCATCCATGTTCTCAGCAATACCAACACCAAAGAAGCTGTATGGGTTATGCTCAAATGGTACTGCATAGTAAGGGATGCGGCTAGGCTTAAATGGGTTCAACACACAACGCAGAACTTGACCATTACACACCCAGATGTTGCAGTTAACTTCATCCAGCTTACGCAACTCACGTGGGATCTTAATGCCATACTCTTCAAGCAAGTCAGTATCAACAAAACCCCAGAACTCAAGGACTTCCCAGCGTTCCGTATTGGCAGGCATGGTATCATCATCTTCCATGTTCTGTTCCCAATACTTACGCTCATAGTTTGAACCCATGTCAATAGACTTCTGAATGGACTCAGCTAAGAAGTAAGGCCGACCACGTAATGCACGAAGCTGATTGCGAGACATCTTGTGACGCTCAATAACATACTCAGCATCATCCATGCTTGCAGCTTCTGGGTCTGGATAGAAGTTCCACACACTTACGTGATTCGTTGATGGTACCGTCTTAATGAGAGGCTCATAGTCACCATTCTCATTCCAGTTAGGGTACTCTTTATCTACAGCAAACGGACCCTTCATAACACCAGTGCCAAGCAAAGCCATCTCAAATGCCATGCTACGCAAATGCTTAGATGCCCCAGATTCATTCAACTGATCGTGAATCTTCTTTTCCATCTTCTTAGCTGCAACCATTGCAGGATGGAATGTTACACTAGAAGGTGTAGTACCGGGGCCTTCAATGAGCTTGTCACCAACAGGCAATAGCTTATTCTTAAGACCACCAAGACGCTTCTCCAAAGATACACGTGTCTCACCCGGCATAAGCTTAGTATCAGGGCCAAACAAATATGTAGGAGCCTGTTCTTCACCGAAGGCACCCTTGAGCATCTGTTGCGCTGGGCCTGCGTTAGGATCAAGGTTAATGTGTACAGACTCTGCTACACCATCTGGCAACACAGAAGGCTCAACAGACAGAGGGAACTTATTGTTACCAAACAGAACGTCTACAATCTGTCCATATGCTGCTAGTGCTTTAGTCTTAGTGATCTTAACAAAGACACGTGACTTCTCAGTAGATGTAAACTGAACGTCTGTACCATAGATACCACGGTAGTTTCTATAGGCACGTAGCCAACGGGTCTCATCTGCCTGCCGTGAATCCTCAGCCCGCTTAAAACGCTGTTCTACAAAGGACACAATGCTGCTAACACTGCTAAACAAAGTGTCATCTGCAGATTCTGCAGCTACTACTTCATCCGTTTCATATGATAGATCGTAGATCTCAGCCATTATATTATCCTATTCAATAGCCAAACATGGGGTCAGATGCTTGGAAGCCTGAGCGTTGCTTAGCAGGATCAAAGTCCCACAGGCTACTTCTTGGGCGGGTCATGATGCCGTACCGTAATGCATCGTACAAGTGGTCTTCCGAGTTAGTATCAACATCCTCAGGGTTACGCTTATCCAAAGGGATAGTAGGTATCTGAGCAATAGTATTGGTGCAGGTAGAGAAGAACACAAGACGGGGTTCCTCAGTGAACTCATCTACCTGCAAACGGCGGTGTATCTCGTTCTTGCCTGAAACACGTGAGCCACGTGAGCGGTCAGAAGGTCTCCAACGGCAACCCTTCATGTTCATCTGCTCAGCAAGTGACGGTCCAGTATCCCCTCTGTTGTGCCAAAGGGACGAGTCCAATACGCCGTAACGAATTGTACCATCTTGATGCTCTGCATCTAAGATCATATCAGCTAAGTCAGTAGCTGTAACCTTAGAGCAATACATTTCACGATATACTACAAGCTGCTCACTAGGAGATACAGCAAACCATAACACACCTGTATAAGACCCATAGCCATAGTCACATGCTCTAAACTTAGTCCACGACTTTGGTATATCAAATGGGTCAACTACATGTATCCTTCTGTTAAACTCAGGAAAGGCAGCACCTTCGTTAATGTCCCAGTTACCCTCAAGCAACTGCTTACGTTGATGCTCAGGTAGTGACAGAAGCATTGCCTCATAGTCACCAGTATCTGCTAGATAAGGGTTGTCAAACAAACTAGCGGGGATAAATCTCCGCTTAAATAACGGTTCATCTTGTCTACTATGTCCCTTAGGAAATACAATGGTCTCTCCAGTTTCAATGTTTGTAGCCCAGAATGCCTGATTGTAAGGCGCTGGGTCGATGAATGTCTTCTTAACCCAAGCATGACCTGCTCCACCGGGGTTAGTCGTAGCCCTCATGTATAGCCCTAATGTCTTGCTATGGGCGCTACGTAGACGTGAACGCATGTAATCCCAAGCATAAGGTGTGTGCCACTGCGTAAGTTCGTCAAAGCCAATCCAGTTAAATGCCTGACCTTGGTAACGTGTAACGTCCATGTCCTTATCAAGGTAGGACATCCAGAGGCGACCACCACGAGGGCTAATCCATTGTGACTTACGTTCAGACCACTTAATGCCCGGTACAGCCTTAGGGTAAAGCTCTTGGCTCTTCTGGATAAGTTCACGCAATTCTTCTGTAGTATGTCGTACAAGCAAGCCACTAAAGTTTGGATCATTCAAACCATGAAGCGGATCTGCAAGCATAGCATAAGATTTACCACCACCCGCTGCACCACCATATAAAACCTCACGTTCACTAGCACTAAGGAATGCAGTCTGTGGACCGGGGTTAGGCTTAAAGACTATCTGCTGTGCTTCCTCAACGTCATACTCTGCAGCCTTAACTTGTGCAGGTACAGTTGCGCTGGGCGTATCTTCTTGCTCAGTCTGCGTCTTTGATTGAGTACGCACCGATGCTGTTCTTTTCGAGCCTCTCGATTTCCGCAAGGGTTTCTTCGAGCCACTGGGCAAGCTTGCGTTTAGTTGAAGCTGCTGTCTTACGTCTTCGCTCAATGTCTACTCGCTTCTTTAAACCCATGTGTGATATATGGCGACCCGTCTGCTTAATTAACCATTGTGCCACTTCACGGTAACTATACTGCTTTAGGTGCTTCTTTGCAAGCTCTAATGCTTCAAGCTCACTAACAATAGGTTCAAGAAGCTTATCATTCTCTGGATGTACACGATAGCCAAATGGTACGTTAGTCGTAAGTCTGACTACAACGTGCCACTCTTTCTCTTCACCTTTGTATGGCTTAGGTAATTCCCAGAAGCCTAGTTCAGTCCTAGAGATAAACATATCTTACTATTCGTTGTTGCCTTCTTTAGCAGGAAGGATAAACACTCCCCCACTACTAGATGTAACGTCCATGCGCTCAACCTTACCAAAGCCAGCACGGTCAAGCAAATCCTTAGCTGCAGTCATCTTATCACGAATGCCTAGCTCTGTTGGGTCCGTAAGGGCAGCACCCATAGCCATAACAGCCTTAGGGGCAATACGTGCAAAGTAACTACGTGTAGCATCTGCAATCTCATCTTTCAATGTATCAACGATGTTACGTGTAGGAGTATTCTCACTGTAACCAGCAAGCTTCTTGGCAAGCAAGATATCCCCTTTAGCCTCATCAAATAAGACTTCCATGAACTTCTGTTGCTTTTCATTTAGCTGCTTAGACATATTACCACTTCCCTTGTTGGACACCTAGTCCATATATGACACCCACAAGTAAGGTCACACCAACCAATACAATAAGAGTGCTTAGTACAAATGTAATGACAGACTGCTTAAACTCTGCCTTGCGATACTCAGTGTCACGCTTCTGCTTACGCACTTGACCCTCAATACGCAGATACTCTTCCCAACCCTTAGGGCCATACGATAATGAGATAAACTGCTTTAGGTCATACCGCTGAGCTTCAAGCTTCTTCTTGTTAGCAAAGATCTCAGCAGCATCTAAACCTGTGTTACCAAACTTGTACCACGGTGGGTTCTCAGCTTGGCTCTGCATGAAGTCCATATCAGATATGGCAGAACCCCAAGCAGAAAGCTGTGAACCCATATCATGTAGCTCTTTACCAAATGCAATACCCTGCTTGATGGCATTGTAGGCTGCACTGGCACCAGCCATAATTGTAAATGGGTCCACGACTATCTCTCCCCCCCAGAAGATATAAGTCTATCTTATTACTGTTCTTGGTAGACCACCCTGCGGATATCACCACGTGAAATACCAATGTCTTTCAACTCTTTGTCCGTCAGACTGTTGAGCATATTGATTGCTTCACGGTTACTGCGATACTGTGCTACCGCCTC